GCCGGTATTGGTTGCTGCTGACCGTTTGTCAGTATTAGCCCAGTTAATTTTACCCATAATAAAATCAACCGCTTTTTTTGCTAACTTAGGAATATTTAACTCTGCTTCTATGGTAATTTTCGTTGATGCAATCTTGCTATCATCATTACATTTTGAAATTTCGCCACCTGCTTTTACCAAAGCAAATTTGCTTTCGGACGGCGCATAATAACTAAAAACATCTAGCGGGTATTCACATGAGTGAAAACCACTTTTGCACGCTTCCACTTTACCTTCATGCTCGTAAGTTTTTCCTATTTCATACTGATAGCCACGGCACTTCCAATTTTTGTCGAAGCCTTTATAGGCAATAATTTCTTTGTTTTTTTCTGTCATTTTTTAACCTCTAGGTAATAAAAAAGCCACTATCTGTTAGTGGCTTCGGGTGTTTTGTCTTGCGGAATTGGTTTTAATTTATGCCAATCTTTATTATTAATAGACCTCCACACAGTCCCATCGTCGCAAAGCGCAGTTACATAGTGATAATAATCCTGAGTTGTCCCTTGCATGCTTGCTGTACTTGTTGATGTGGATATTTGTATAATTTTTCTAGCCATTTTTATAAGCCCTCAATGTGTTTAAAAACTGCGGAATTAATTTGTCAAATGCCTTCATCAGTACTTCATCGCGTTTAGCAGTGTAAAGATAAATCGTTTGTTTTTGGTACTCAGGGCAGTAACTCACAAAATCCCAAGTATCATAACCGGTTACCCATAAATTAGCCTGCACTTGAACAATGTACTCTGCCGGGACGCCACCTTCTAATAGGTAACGAATATGCGTGCTCATTTTTGGACATTTTAGCTCCAAGCCTTTTTTAAGCTCAGGAATCAACCCGTCCGGACTAACCATCACTTCTTTGTGTTCGTCCAAGTAAACGCCACCTACTTGTATCACATTGTTCCCGGTAATAAATTCATATGCTGAACGGGCAAGCGGCTCAAGTTGATTCCCTCGTTCCATAAAATTTGATCTAAACGTGTTATCCTGCAATCCAAGAATACTTTCCTCGATCAGCTCTGCCATGTACTTAATTTGACCGCTTGATTTCTTCCCTGTAGCCGTAACAATGTTTTCAAATCCCGTTGCGGTGGGAATGCCTAAGCGAGCTTTTAGCCATTCTTCCGAGCCTTGTTCACAGTCAAGCGTTATTAAACCGTCAATCATAGTGGGACATCTTCTCCGTCATTTTCTTTCTGTTTATCAAGGCGACCATTCAGGATTGATATAGCATTATCAGCCTGTTTTTTTGTCATATCAGAAATGTCAGCACAACCGTATGCCGTCAGTAGCTTTTCTGTACTAGTGCCTGTAACTTCAATTAAACTGATCAGCTTTTCTTTTTGTTCGGATGTAATCAAAACTGCAACATCTATCACGTTTTGTTTATCAGTTACGTTTTTTTTATCCATCGCGTTTACCTGATTATCCTGATATTCAACAATACGCTCGGCTTCATCCTGGTCATAAATGCCGGTAAACCCAAAAGCTAAGCGTGCGCATTGAATCATAGCTTTATGGCGCAACATCCGCTTTGGGTGTGATTTCCAAGGTTGCGTACTTCGTTGGCATTCGGCCATATATTCAGTAACAATAATAGGGCGAGAACGATCTTTTCGGTAGATGGTACAGGTGCAGCTATTATCTTCGCCAAAAGAAAACTCCATCCCATCAAATTGTGGATGCTCGTTCATGATCCTAGACCAACCGTCCACACCAACGATTGGAACAATTCCGCCATTGTTAGGGAAGGCGTATATTTCATTTGTCCAAGGGTTTAAACCATGTTGATTTGCTACAACTAAAAGAGCTGTCATTTGCTCTGGTGATACGTTTTGTCCTCGGAATGCAGTAGCCATTAAGGTTTGTGGTAGATTCTCACTACTTCCCATTTCAAATCGTTCGGCTAGTCTGTTTGTTAAATTTTGTAATGCTGTTGCCATTTTGCTTTATCCTCTAATTCATTTTCTTAAGTGATACATTATCGCCATATTGCGCTTTAACTTTACGAGCCAAGGAGATCGCTTGATCTTGCGTGCCTGAAAAAGCAATGCGGATTTCGAAATTAAATGTTGGCGCGTCAGAAAGTGCGGTTGAATTTTCTTGTGTTTCTTCTACCGCACTTTGCATTTCCATTTTTGTTTCGACTTCACAGACTTTCGCTTTTTCCTTAGCTTCTTCAGCTTTGGATTTTAATTCAGCTTCACGTTGCTTTTCAGCATTCACACGTTCGGCAACAATCGGCTCAAGCTCGTCAGTGCCGGCGACTAATTGCAATGAATCTCTAAATAAGTGTTCATAGGCAATTGGAATTATTTTTAAGCGACTTGTGATTCGTGCAGATTCCTGCGCCAATTCGGCAAGAATTAAGGTTTTTTCAGCGTTTACTGATTTAACCGTTCCGTCGATTGTTCGCTTATTTTTTGTTGCTTCTTCAATTCGTTTTGCAATCATCGCCTTTGGCATTGTTTGTTCAAGTGCAAGAGATACCGAGCTTTCGTATTTACTGCGAATTTCTGCTATTTCATTAAGTGCCGCACTGATAATGCCTTGCTTAACTTCTGCCTCTTTGGCTTTTACCAATTTGTCACGGGTTAAACGTTCTTGTCTAAACCGTTCTGCAATGCTTTCAGCAGAAGTGATTAATACAGCAATCTCTCCACTTTGTGCAGATTTAATCGCCGCACGGATTTTGTCTTCAACTTCTTTTAGGGTTTTTACTTCTTCCTTTGCCGCCGCGAAGTCATCATCCGTTTCAAACTTGCTTGTTAACGTCGCTAGAAACTGGTCAGCCTGCTTTTCAAACTCAACGATATTTGTTGATAACACCTTGCTTTCGGTGGACAATATTAATTCAAAGTTCATTTATGCTCTCCCATAACAATTCGATTCCCAGTAATCACAATCCCCATCACAAAACCCGTTGTCGTCTTCGTCGGGTTCGGCGTTGTCTTTCCAGTATTCACGTAAGGTGCGCATATAGTCGCCTTCGCTTTCAAAATCCTGCGGTTGTGGAGCGGTCATTTTCTACGTTCCTTATTCTTCTCGGCTTGTAAAAGTGCGGTGTAATTTTGCATATACTGCAGTTCTTCGGCGGTTGGTTCTTTGGGAGTATCGCCATGTCTAGCCGTCCAGTTTTGCTTGGCTTGCTGTTCCCAGTCTGTTTTGGTTAGGTTGGTTTCAGTTGCGCCTACTAAGCCATACGCTAGAGCAAGTGCGGTCAGAAATGCGATAGCGCAGAGTATGGATTTAATGTTCATTTTGTGTTCCTTTTCTTGATTTTAGGGTGTAAAAATCCGCCGCAGGCTTAACAAAGTGCGGTCGGATTTTTGTTATTTTTAGAAATCGATTTTGACGGCTTTCGGGTCAAATTGGCGCAAGTGTTCTAATGCTCGCCAGTTTGTCATCGGATCAATCTCAAACTCTTTTGTAATGCGGTTTAAGATTTGGTTTGTTGAGCGTAGCACGCTTAGATATTCATAAGCCTGCCCGTAAATTTGCCCGCTCATATTTGAGCCTAAAGCTCTGAAAGCTTTTTCGATATGTTGGAATGTTCCTACACCACGTTTAAATGCAAACCATAACCAAATAAGCTGTTGTAATTCGTACTCGGTAAATTCAAAGGTGAATTTCTTTTCGGGTTCGGGTAGTGCGATTTGTTTTGGTTGCACTTGATATTTCCCAGTTTTCCGAATTTGCGGTAAAACTTCTTCAAATACCCAGTTCTGAAAGTTTTTCGCAATCGGTTTTTCACTGCGGAAAATAATTCGGTATAAGTTAGGCTCATTAATGAATGCAGTTCTACGTTGCTTTTCATCTTTTGCCAAAATGTACGCTAAACGTACACCTTGCGGATCTAACATTTGGCTTTGAACTCTGCGTGAATTTTGGATTTCAAAAATTTCGCAAACATCAAGCAAGCAAAAGTGCGGTTGGTTATCAAAGAGTTCTACACGAACGGGATTTGAATTGAAATTAAAGATTTGTAAGTCTGACATTTTTATGCCCCTGGCGTTTAGTTTAGTAATTCGAACACCTTAGTAGGGTGATCGGGCTTCAACTACTGACGCCAGTCAGCGGAACTTATTTCCTTTCGGTATTGTATTAGGTTCTCTAGACCCGATCATTGTAAATGCTCAGATCTGAGCATTTTAAATTTTAGGCATAAAAAAACC